GAAGTTGATGGTCAAATAGATTTACAAAGTATATTAGAAGATATGCTTTTAGCAACTAATCAATTACTATATCATTTATCTTTAAAATAATATGCCAATCTATACATTCCACGATAGCAAAACCGACAAGATATTTACAGAAATGATGTCCATTGCTGAAATGGAAGCATATCTAAAAAAGAATCCACATATTAAACAACAGATTACACAAATGAATATTGTTGGTGGTGTAAGCGGTATGTCATATAGAAGTGACCAAGGTTGGAAAGAAGTACAATCTAAAATTGCAGAAGCACATCCAACAAGTCCTTTTGCTAGTGAACATAGAAAAAGGTCAATAAAAGAAGTTAAAACTGAACAGGTAATAAAAAAACACCGTGCTAGACAACGTGCAAAAAATAAATAATATAGTACAGAGCGAGCAACCGAAACACAACGGTCGTATACCTGAGTCGAATAGGTCAATCCGCTCATTGTACAATTCCAAAAGGGCAGGAGATTTCTGCTTGAAAATCCTGCCCATTTTTATGGTAGGAATACTATTGTCGGGATGTTTTGGCCCGACCTTAACAACTTTAGGACCATTACAAATAAAACAATCAGATTTAATTACAACACCCATTAAAATAGCAAAATACAAAGGAGAATACTATGGCAAATGATATACCTGATTTTATGAGAGAGTTTGATACAGATGTTGACTATGGTTTTACTCCTGTATCCCAAAAACCAACTGAAGAAACACAACCAAGTATTGACCCAAGTGTAATAGAAAATTCAAATTTAGAATTAGCAAAGATTAAAACAGATGTTTCTGATATTAAATCTGCTATGAATGAAATAATGCAGATAGTTGCTGAAAAAGACACAGTAACAAAAGAAGTACAGGACGCTGATATACAGGCAAGATTTAAAGAGATTGAAAAGATTGTACTACCATTTTTGTATAATCTTTCCAAGTCCAACGAACCTTATATACATTGGCCAAATAGAGGACCAATCATTAAGGCACAGATGGACAAATTGTTAAAACTAACTAGGGGGTAAATATGTTAGAAGTTAAGGCTCATCATAAAGAACTAAAAAGAGCAGTAAATGAAATCGAAGCAAAAAGACGTGAAGATAGAAGTTTTAAATCATGGTTTGATGTAAGAACCCTTAAAAAAGTAAAACTAAAAGCAAAGGATAAACTTAATGAATATCGAAAAATTAAGAGAACAACTTAAAATTGACGAAGGCGTAAAGTATGAAGTATACCTAGACCATCTAGGTTACAAAACATTTGGTATTGGTCATTTAATAGTTGCAGGTGATGATGAGTATGGTGCTGATGTGGGTTATGCTGTATCAGAGGAAAGAGTCAACGCCGTTTTTAATGAAGATGTTAAAAAGTACATTGAAGAATCTAAAAAGGTGTTTCCTAATTTAGAGGAACTACCAGATGAAGCACAACAAGTAATTGTAAATATGTGTTTCAATATGGGTGCACCAAGATTATCTAAATTTAAAAAGTTTATTGCTGCTGTAAATGACGGTAATTGGTCAACAGCTGCAGTAGAAATGATGGATAGTCGTTGGGCAACACAAGTAGGAAAAAGAGCAGAAAGATTAAGAGATAGAATACAAGCACTTTCCGAGTGAAAGTATGACCCTCTTAATGATGAATATAAGAAAGCCCGAGATAGTATAAATGATATGTACTCTCAAAAGGGCACTTGAGCTTGACATATTGATAATAATATGTTATACTAAAAGTATATAATAAGGAAGGTATATTATGGCGTTTAATTATGTAAAACTGAATGAAGATTCATTACCTAAAAATTTAGGTGTGAAAGGCAAAAACCAAGATGGTATAAGATATTATACTATTGATGGTGTTAATATGCCTTCCGTGACTTCTATTCTAGGTTCAATTCCCGAAAGAAAAATAAAAATAGAAGGTTGGCGTAATGCAGTTGGTGAAAAAATGGCCAACTATATTTCTGTATCTGCTACAAATCGTGGCAAAACAACACACACACTTATAGAAAATCATTTAAAAAACGAAGATGATAAATCTGTTGGTATAACTGCTGTTACACCATTAGGTTTGTTTAGAATTATAAAACCCTATCTTGCTAGAATAGACGATATTCATTGTATAGAAGAATATTTGTATTCTAAAGAAATAGGTGTTGCAGGACAAGTTGATTGTATTGCTGAATACAAAGGTAAGTTATCTGTGGTTGACTTTAAAACTTCAACCAAAAGACGTGATGAAGATTATAACTATGGTAACTTTTTACAATGTTCGGCCTATGCAAAAATGTTTGAAGAACTATTTCCAGACAAAAAAATTGAGCAAACAGTTATATTGGCTGCTTGTGAAGATGGTTTTGTACAAGAGTGGATACACGGTGAAGATAAAATAAAAGAACACCAAGAACTGTTTTATAAACACACTAAAGACTTTTTTGATAGAAATAACATAAATAATTAAGTCAAAAGTTTGAAAAAATAAAAAAGGTGATTTAGTTTATCCTACTTGCGACCTTAACAGCTAAAGGGGAAATATGAAAAAACTAATAGTAATATTAAGTTTATTATGTACAAGTGTATTTGCTAATGAAGAATTAACTTACGATTTATATTGGCAACAAGTGCCTGCTGTGTGTGGTTTACCAGAAGAGGTACAAAGATATATTTTTGATGAAGATTTTAAACCTGAACATTTAAGTCTAGGTAGAACATCAAGTTTACCAGACGGTGAACCAGTTTATATGGTAACTTATTACGAGAATGACGACCAAATATTGGTTACAGTTGATATTGCAGGTGGAAATGAAACTTGCATAATGTTTAGAACATTTAATAAAACAAATGTTTTAAAAGATGGCAAGAGATAAAAGAATTAGATGTTGAAGGTAAGAGAATATCTGGAGAAGACCCGAGTGCGAATCTCGGCCACTCCACCATTAAAACAATGAAATTTTAGGGGTGGACTAGAATCGATTCACAGTTAAAACTTACTGGAGTTTAATCGTTGACAACGTAAAGTCACATTTATAAATGCTAACAATTTAGCGATGGCTGCATAAAGCAGTTAACGGTTTGCCTGTACCGAGTAACAGAAACAGGCACATTATAATGGAGATATTATGGAACTAAAAGAAAGTAAAACAGCACAAAACCTCAAAGATGCCTTTGCAGGTGAATCTCAAGCAAATAGAAGATACCTTTACTTTGCTCAAAAAGCAGATATTGAAGGTGCAAATGAAGTAGCACAAGTATTCAGAAGTACAGCAGAAGGTGAAACTGGTCACGCACACGGACATTTAGAATACCTTGAAGAAGTAGGTGACCCAGCAACTGGTGAACCTATTGGTGATACTGAAACAAATCTAAAGTCTGCTATTACAGGTGAAACACACGAATATACTGATATGTACCCTGGTATGGCAAGAACTGCTAGAGAAGAAGGTTTTGAAGAAATTGCTGATTGGTTTGAAACATTAGCAAAAGCAGAGAAATCACACGCTGGTAAGTTTCAAAAAACATTAGACGCTTATAAAAGTGCATAATAATAAGGGGCAGCTTGACTGCCCTTTAATAATATGTTATACTGAAAGTATGAATTTAATGAATAGTAAAAAGTTTGGTTTAATTATAGAAGGTATAGTTAAAGAAAAAAGAATACCATACCTTGACGCAGTTGTTAAGTATTGTGATGAAAACGAAATAGACACGGCCACAGTTGGTCCACTTATCAATAAACAACTTAAAGAAAAAATACAAAGAGAGGCAGAAAAACTGAACTTGGTTGAGAAGTCAAGTACCGCAGTTTTACCTATATGAGTAATGATAGTTATGAAGCATATAAATTATACCTTGCTGTCAAACTTCATTTTACCTCTAAAAGTTATGACTTCTTTAAACACAATGCTAAGGTTAACTCCAGTTTCAATAGTTTTATAAAACGTAATGATAGATTTTTCTTTTATAAACTCACTACAAAATACAATAAAGAAGAACTGCTTGAATATTTTGTCTGTAACTTCTTCAACAATTCAAAAACTTGGATTGGTAACCTTGTACGAGCAGACGGTGAAACTAACTATACAAAGTGGAAGAAGTTTAATCAAAGTTTTACCTACAATTTTAGAAGCGATTGCTTACTACTTAATAATACTATTAGCAACGATAGCATTTCTTTTGATGATTTGTTTCGCATATCTGGCGGGCAACATCCAAGATTGTTACGGTTACTTCTTTCAGGACAAGTATCAGTACAAACAATCATCATCTTGGATAAGATACTATCGTTTATTAAGAATTGGGATAAAGAAATTGCCGAAACGGTTATATGGCCTGAAAAGTCATTTAAGATTACCAAGTTAAAACCATTTGTAAACTTTAACTTGACAAAATGTAAATTTATTATGAAAGAAATATTTGTATGAGTGATATAATACCAGAATCAAATAGAATAGGTGATAAAGTAATAGATAGGGTGTATCAAAATTTACATGGTACTTTACAGTTGATACTAAAAGATGGTTCAATTTATGATGGTAAGATTGATAAGAAGTCAATTAAGTTATCAGATGGTTCTTTAGGTCATGTTTACAATGTAAAAAACAAATGGTTTAATAGAGCAGGTATACCTATAGATAAACCAGATAATCTAATAACAAGGGATAAAAGTGATGAGTGAAAATAATACAGACAAACAAAATGAGTTATGGATTGAAGATATTGAATATCATAGTGTAAACCTTAAAAAGAAATATGTTTTAGATGAGGATGACGTTATTGCTGAATTTGGATCAGTTGAAGAATTTAAAAAATTATTTGATGATGAAG